AAGGTTCTCATCCAGATCGCCGCCCAGCTGGGCGCAGATCTGAGCCTTGGTCATATAGCCCGCCGCTTCCATCTCGCGGTAAGCCTTGACTTCCTTCAGCGGGTCGACCCAGCTCCAGCCACGCGCCAGCCATTTCGGGCTGTCATAACGCTCGGGCCGCAGCTCATAGTCGGGCAGCGCCAGCTCGCCGCTCAGCACCGCCACATCCATCCACTCGCGGAACACCCGCATGTGGAAGTTCTCGATCAGGTACTGCTGCACCACCTTCCAGTGGTCGCGGTCCTCGAGCAGGCTCAGGCGGCTGCTGGAGTAGTTGGTCTCAGAGAAGTCCCTCGAGAGGGTCTCGTAACTGCAGCCAAAGCCCGAAGCAAAGCGCCTGGTCTTGGCACGCACGAAGTCCTCATACTGCGCATCCGGTGACTTCAGATCCGGCACGATCACCGACTGGCCCGGATCCAAATACTTGAACACGCCCGGCTCGAACTCGCTGATTCGTTGGCCGTTCTCAACATCATCAGCCTCAAGCTCACCTTCTGGCGAGGTCACAAAGCCCATCAGCGACGCTGCACTGCGAGCACGGACCACCGCAGCCTCTTCGTAGCCGGCCAGCTGGTGCGCATCGGTGATGATCGGCGCGAACCAGGGCACTCCACGGTGCTGGTTTGGGCGTTCAGGCACGAAAAGGTGGATGACATCCTTGGCCGGCAGAAAGACGTGCTTCACCGTCGCCTTTTCAGTCGCTCCCTGGAACCAATAGTCGCCTGGGTGGCGGGTCAGGAACGCATACTGCACCGGGCGGCCATAGCGATCGATCTCGACCCCCATCCGCCATTCATTGCCCTTGGCGCTCACCGCACCGTTGTACTCGTCGTCGAGCAGGTCGCTTTCGATGATCTCCAGCGCCATCGGAACCTTGCTGCCGCCGAACGGCTTGCGGTGGATCCTGAACAGCACCTCACCGCTCTCAGGCAGCGCGCCAACAGCTAGCCACTCGAGCATGTGGAAGCTGCTCTTGCCCGCCACATCGCAGTGATCCTTGCGGCACCAACGCTCCCACTTCGCTTCAATCAGGCCATTGATCCGGTCATCGCGCTTATTGCCGCGCAGGCTCATCACCTGTGACTGCAGCTTGACGCCCTGGCCGACCACGTTGATCTGCGTCGTCCGCTTGGCCTGCCGGGCGTACGGGTTGTCCCGCACCATCTGGCGCGAGCGATCTCGCAGCTTGCGCAGGCTGGTCTTGATCTCGGCGTCAGCGCTGGTGCCGTTGCTGATCCAGTCGCTGGTCAGCCGGTTGATGATCGCACCGGCATAGGTGCGACGCCGGCGTCGCGGCTGCTCCGGCTGCGGCTTTGGCCCGAATCCCAGGGCGGTCATTACGCGAGTGCGGAGTCCCATCAGCGGCCACCAAAGCGGACATACATGTTGTGCGGGTTGCCAAGACCATTGGCGATCATTGCCGCCTTGTTCTCACGGGCAACCACGGCCTTGAGCCGTGACTCAAGCGCCAGCAGCTCGGCTAGGTCATAGCGCTTCAGGTTGCGAGTACCGATCCGGTACTCCTGCACTGCACCGCCATTCATCAGGCTGCGAATTGCTGCCTGCACTGCATCCAGATCCTTCTGCGCCTGCGACCGGCCATCAAACGCGCTTGGCTGGCCCGCATAAGCAAGGTTCGCCTCAACTGTCAGCGAACCGCTGCCGATCGTGGTCTTCGCGCCGCCCACGTTGGCGGTCGCCACCGCCTGGAAGTACCAGTCACCGGCGATAAAGCCCGCAGTGGTCGCCGACGAAATCGTGAACGTCCAGCCGCTGCCGGCCGGCGTGCCCACCACCGTCACACCAGCCACCGTGGCGCCTTGGTGGTTGTGATTCGTGCGCAGGTAGTAGGTCAGGCCGTGGTTGCTGCCGTCGATCGGCGCTCCAAACACGTCCACAGTGGGCTCGTCGCGCCACACGACCGTGTCACCTGCCCGGATTTTGGAAGGAATCTTCACGGCCTCACCACTGGCGGACAAAACTCCGTTTTGGAGCCTTGTTAGATCTTAGCGGGGCCTTTCGCTCCCTTTCTACGGGCTTTTCGAGCCGTTTCTCCAGTTGATCCCAGATGGTTCTTCGGTCGTACCGCTGGTACAGCCGATTTAATCCTGCGTACGCATAAACAAGCTCGTCCAATGCCTCATTGCGCTGGCTCGATTTCTTTACCCAAACTCTCTCGGGGTAACCGCGAACGAATCGGGTGATCTGCTTTTCTGCTGTCAACTCCTCGAAATACTCCTTGCCGGCTTCTGCGTAGAAGTGCAGGTAGCCCGGCCCAGGTTCGTTGTGCTTCAACCGTCCAAACAGCAGGCTCTTCACGGTGTCGGATCCGACCGGGTAGACCTCCGCCCCTTTCTTGAGCGCACGGCCCTTGTGGTTCAAATCAACCTTCGATGGCTTGCCGATCGGTGGCTTACCCTTCTGGCTCTGGCCCTTGATCGCGATCACGCCCATGTTCTGCCGTTCGCGGGCGTACTGGTACACCTCCATCGTGTGGTGACCGCCAGAGTCGATGCAGACCACGTCCGGCCTGATTTCAGCGCCCAGCGCATGCTTGAACGGCTGCAGCAAGATCTCATCCAGCTGCTTCCATGGCTCCGGTCGGCTCGGGTCGCCATGGATCACCTGGCGATCGATAAGCCAGCCTTCTTCTTCGCGGCCCCACGCCCAGATCGACAGGCTGAGCCTGTTGTCCTGCACGTCGCAGCCGATCGTGATTGCTGATGCTTCAGCCGGCACCATCTGGCTTTCGTAGAACTCCGCACGCTCCAGCAGGCTGTCGGCGCCCACCTTCGCCGCGTAATCGTCCTCCCAGGATTCACCTAAGACGGTGTTGACGAACGTCTTCAGCGCCTCAGGATCAGACTTCGCCTCAAGAAATTCATCACGCAGGTTGTCCCAGCTCGCGTTTGGTGAATAGCTGTAGGCCGCCCAGATGTGGAAGCTCGCGTGCTTGCCGTTGCCCGGTGCCGTCGCTCGCCACTGGCCGCGCTCCACCATCCAGCGCTTCTTGGAATGCGGAATCAGAACGCCGCAACTCTCGCAGACGTAATTCACTGGCGACAGCTGATCGTCCCAGCGCATGTTCGCCCACTTCAGATATTGCATGTGCCCGCAGTCGGGGCAGGGCACGAAATACCGACGCTGGTCGCCCTGGCTGAACAGTCGCTCGATCCGACTTGCATCCTTCAGGGTCGGTGTCGACCCAGCCACGATCTTGCGGTTCCAGTAATACTCCGTCCGTCGGATGCCGAGCTTGATCTGGTCGCCCTCGGGGCCGGCACTCGGTGGGTAGCCGTCCGTCTCGTCGAACATCACGATCCGTCGGCTGACACGGCGGAAGCCACGCGGGCTGTTGGCGCCCACCAGGCCGAGCGTTCCACCCGGATACTGCTTCTGCAGGATCGTGTTGGCGCCGTCCTTTGCCTTGCTGTCGCTCACCAACCCCTTGAGCACCGGCACGTCGCGCAGCATCGGCGCAATCTCCTCTTTCGAGTAGCCCTGGGCGTCCTCGATCGTCGGCTGCACCAGCATCATCGGGCAGGGATCCTGGTGGATGTGGAACGCGATGCAGGCGTTCAGACACTTGGTGTAGCCGACCCTGGCGCTCTTCATCACCGAGATCTGCTCGATCGACGGATCCGTGATCGCGTTCATGATGCCCTTCTGGTAAGGCAGCGTGTGCCAGCGGCCGGCCTCAGCGCTGGACTCAGCCGACAAGTAGAAATACCGGTCAGCCCACTCGCTCAGCGTCAGCTTCTCCGGTGGCTTCCACGCCTGCAGCGCAGCCTTTGCGATGTCGTTGATGTCAGCCATCGCTTGCCAGCTCCTCGAGCGCCTCGCGCACGATGTCCTCCAAAATCGCGATCTGGTCCTGGGTGAGATCGGGGATCCGCTGCTTCGCCTTGCTGGCTACGCCGAGCACCTTGGTGCGGCTGATTGTGATCACCTCAACCCACTTGGCTTCCACCTCGGCCGCTCGAACCAGCAGCCCTTCTTTTTCCTTGCGCTCCAGCTCGAGCAGCTCAGCCTTGAGGTACTCGGTGCGAGCACGGCTTTCGTTGTACTCGGGGACAATGTCCCCAGGTTCGGGTTCGGTGAGTGATCGGTCTCGTTTGGGTCGCTCTGGAGGAAAGGCGGTCTCGCCCATCGGCGGCTTGGGGCCGACGCCGATTTTGGCCATGGTGTTGGCAAACCAGTCCTCGCGCAGCGTCTCGGACTTGATCAGCTCCTTGCCATCAGAGGTCCGCACGACCGGCAGCCGGCCCTGCTTGATCGCCTTGTAGACCGCCGTGCGGGACACGCCCAGCGCGTCGGCCGCCTCTGACTTGGTGATGAGCGGCACGGGATGCCGTTGATGTGAACCGATGTTACAGGTTTACAGTCTTGGTTGACACTATCCCCAAAACGCTGTCCTGGAGGGTAGTCTGATCGGTTGCCTCGTTGGCGGGGAAAGGGGAGTCTTTGCGTGAGACGCGCTGGACTCAAACCAAGTTGCGCGGCTGATGCCTAGATC